TGGGAGGTATGATAGGAGTAACAAAACATATTAAAGATAAGTTTCCTATTTTTGATAGCATTTTAGATAATAGAGATTTTTCTAAGAAAGGTTCTGATCAAGAAACATTAAATGCTAAGTTATATCCTATTTATGCAGCTCATGGAACAGAAAGTATTTTACAGCATTATATTTTAGGAATGCCAAATACCTTTCTAAGTGGTTATAGAAATTCATTTAATGATGAACCATTGGAAAATGTTAAAGAAGTCTATAGGCAGACAAATGATACATGCGGACATATTGGAGCTGCAGGATGGTACGAAGCACCTATGATAAAATTCTTAAATAGGTACGATGAATTTAAAAATGAATACAAAGAATTAGAAAAAGAATATAAACATATATTTTATTGGATAAATGAATAAGTTTGTAGTAGTAAGTGCAAATGATAATCCTGATTATTATCAATACATTCCTTTTGTTTGTAAAGCATGGAATAATTTAGGATGGAAAGTAATTTGTTTTTTAAGAGGTAATGAAAAAACTTTTGAAAGTATAATTGATGGATATAATCATTTTTTTTATTTAGAAGGAAAAAGTAAATATAGAGATGAAACATTAGTACAAGTTTCACGTTTATTTGCAGCATATTGTTTTGATGGGTTAATTATGACGGCAGATGGCGATATGATGCCTTGCTCAAGCTATTGGCAACCTAATGAAAATGAAATAACATGCTATGGACATGATTTAACTGGTTATGGTCATTATCCTATTTGTTATATTGCAATGAGTTCTGATAAATGGAAGCGAATAATGAATATTACAGATGGCGAATTAATGCCTCAAATTGAAAGTCTTTTAGATAAATACGAACAAGCTAGTAGTGATAATTGGGAACAATGGTGGCAAGTTGATCAAGATATAATAACAGAAAAACTAAAAAAAGAAAATGTAAATTCAATTTTAAGAGGTAGAGAGCAAAAGTTTGGACTTGCATTTGGAAGAATAGACAGATTTAATTGGGCAGAAACAATAAACACAGAAAATCCAATTGATGCCCACATGTTAAGACCTTTTAATTTAGATGCAGCTATAAACATATTAAGCAAAACAGAATGAGTAAATTTATTGAAAATGTAGAAGGATGGAATAATCACAGACCATTACTTTGGTGGGCTTTAAAACAAACAAAAGGACAAACAGAACCAGTTTTAGAAATGGGATGTGGTGAAGGATCAACACCTTATCTTCAACAATATCTTAAAACAGATAAACGTAAATTGATAAGCTATGATTATGATAAAGAGTGGGCAGATAAATACAATGCAATTCATATAATTGATTGGGATTCAATTAATCATGAAAAATATTCAGTTATATTAATAGATCACTCACCTGGTGAAAGAAGACATATTGATATTGAAAAATTAAAAGATAAATGTGATTACATGATTATTCATGATAGTGAACCTGCAGCATACGGATATATGTTAGATAAAATTTGGCATTTATTCCCTTACAGAAGAAATTTAATTACACAAGGTGCATGGGCAACTATTGTAAGTACAAAAAATGAAATACCTCAAATAAATATTAAAGGTTTTAATATTCAATGATCCAACTTTTAGCAACTACATACATAATAGCAAAGTTTATCCCAAAACCTATTTGGTTGCACCGTAAACCTTTTACCTGTCCTTTATGCTTAACTTATTGGAGTTTCTTAATTTATCAAATAATTTACTTTACAACTTATTTTGATTTAATTACAATTCCTTTTACCTTTGCATTGATAGCTTCACTCTTTGAACGAATAAACGATAGGTATTTATGACCGAAGAAATAAAACAGTCTTTGTTAAATTGGGAGTCAATGGGTAAAAACTATTCACCAACATTTAATTGGACTGAATTAAACGAAATAGCTATTAAATCAGGAAACAAACCTTTTAACTTAGGTTGCTCAGAATGTAGAAGACAATTACTCGATTACTTATTAGAAATAATCAAACAAAATGGAAAATAAAAAAGAATACCCTTATTACACGCAAAGTCCAGATGGAAATGCAACTTATGCAATTAATTTAGTTTCATATATAGTTTATCATGATGAATATGAAGCATATATAAAAAGAACAACTGAATTACCAAAGGAAGCTTATGATTATCCTGAAATTGAACAATCTGAATATAGAGGTAAATTAATGATAACTAAAATAGCAATGGGAATCTAATAATGGAAGAAGTAAACAATCCTCAACACTACGGAGGTAAACATAACACCTATGAAGCTATAAAAGTAATTGAAGCATGGGATTTAAACTTTCACTTAGGAAATGTAATAAAGTATATTAGCAGAGCAGGGAAAAAAGACAAAACAAAGTTAAACGAAGATTTACAAAAAGCTAAATGGTACTTAGATAGATATATAAACGAAGTATTATGAATTTAGGCAAAGACGAAAAAGGAAAATTTACTGAAAAAAATATTTGGGCTTATATAGATAAAAACTCAGGAAGACCAAGAAAGTATAATACACCCGAAGAGCTTTTACAAAAAGCATTAGAATATTTTCAATGGGCTGAAGATACTCAAAAAGGAAAATACGCTGAAGCTCACCTTAGATTATGGTTAGGTTTTTCACGTTCGAATTGGAGAGATTACAAACAAAGTCCCGAATTTTCGCACACAATGGATATAATCGACTCAATCTTAGAAGGTGACAATGAGCAAAGGTTAATGTGGGCAGGTTCTACACAGGGAGCTATATTTAAATTAAAGAATAAACACGGATGGAAGGACGAACAGCATAACAACAATACAAACCAAAATATAACCGTTGACTTCGGTAACTCTTTACACACCACACAAGAATCAAAGGATAATACATGATTCAATAAACAAAGACCCGTATAAATATTACATAATAAATATAGGTCGACAGTTTGGAAAATCATTATTAGCAACTAATCAACTATTATATTGGATTTTATCTAATAAATGCGAATGCGCATGGGTAAGTCCTGTTTATAATCAGGCAAATAAAGTATATGAGCAAATAGTAACAGCTTTTGCCAATACTCAAATAATCACTAAAAAAGATAGCCAAAAATTAAAGATAGTATTCTGTAACGGATCAATGTTACAATTCTTTTCAGCGGAGCGATACGATAACATTCGAGGATTTACTTTTGACTACTTAGTTTGTGATGAATTTGCTTTCATGGACGAAAAAGCATGGACGGAAGTATTAAGAGCAACTGTTTTGGTAAAAGGTAAAAAGGTGCTTTTGATTTCAACACCAAAAGGTAAAAACCACTTTTATAAAATGCACCAATTGGATGGCATAAATGAGCAATACAAGTCTTTTACAATGACTTCGTATGATAATCCAATGATTAACCCTTCCGAGATAGATGACGCTAAATACACGCTCCCTGAAATGATATTCAGGCAGGAATACTTAGCCGAGTTTGTTGATGGGTCAGCAATGCTATTTAATAATCGTTTGTTGTCGGATAACAAACCACATGGAAAGTCTTTTGCAGGAATTGACTTGGGTAGGGCAGATGACTATTCAGTACTATCTATATTTAACGAGAATGGTGAACAGTTTTACATTGAACGTTGGAGGCATAGTGATTGGAGTTCAATAGTTCAAAACATAGCAAACGGATTAAGGACAAATAATGTCCACACTGCATTAGTTGAGGTAAACTCAATAGGGGATGTAATATTCGAAATGCTACAAAAGAAATGCTCAAGTTACTGTACTATCGAACCATTTGTAACTACTAATCAAAGCAAAAAAGAAATAGTTGAAAGTTTAATAGTGGCCAACCAAAATAAAGAGGTTAAATTCTTAAATGTGGAATGGCTTGACAAAGAGTTAGAAATGTTTACCTACGAATATAATCCTAAAAGCAGAGTAATTAAATACGGAGCAACAAGTGGATTTCATGATGACGGGGTAATGGCCTCATGCTTAAGTTTCCACGCTTACAACAAATATAAAACAGGACGATACACAATAATCTAAAAAGGTACTTATTTATGATGACGATAACAATACCAAATAGCTGGGACGGAATAACGATTGAAAAATTTCCTATTATCTATGATTTATTACACGATAGTAATATTGACAAAATAGACAAGGAAATAAGAATCATTAGTGTACTTTCAGATATTCCAGTAAGTGATATAGAGAAAATTCAGATTAATCAACTTAAAGAATTAATAAAGGCTGTAAACTTTATTTTCACAATGCAGTTTCCAAAGCCAAAAGAAATATTTAAGCATCAAGGTTATTACTGGCACGTGAACTATGATATAACTAAATTAAGCGCAGGTGACTTTATTACATTAAGTAATTACACGATAAATGAGGATACTATTGTACAAAACCTTCCTGAGTTAGCTTCTATATTCATAAAGCCTTATAAACGTAAATGGTTTAAATATAAGCCAGTTGAAATAGAAACAATAGAACACATTAAAACCATGAAGGTAGGTATCGTTTATCCTTTGTGTGTTTTTTTTTGCAATCTTATAGCCAATTTACAGCCAGATATAAAAACCTATTTGGAAAAGGAAAACGACAAAGCAATGAAGATAGCGAAGGAGTTGATGAACGAACAGACGAAGAAAAACACTTAGAATATTGGGGATGGTATGTTACTATTGATAGATTAGCAAAAGGAGATAGGAGCAAGTGGGAATTTTACCTAAATATGAATGTAGTAGCGTTTTTAAATTATTTAAGTTTTGTAAAAGATAAAAACAGATGGCAAAAAAATTAGGAAAGGAACTTGATGACTTTTTAGATAGTTTAGAAGAAAAAATAAAAGCAGAAAGTATTGATGAAAATACTTTAGAAGGAGTTGTTGATACGTTTATTAAAAAAATACAAAACAATTTAAAGGAAAAAAAATTAGAAGCGTCTGGTAGATTAATTGCATCGATTCAACCTTTACCAATTGTAACTGGTGAAGGATTTATAAAAGTTTCAATAGAACTAGAAGATTATTGGAGGCAGGTTGAGGAGGGAACAAAACCATTAGGATTTACAAAAGAGAATAGAAAAAAGTTACAACCTGTAATTTTACGTTGGATTAAAGAAAAACCTTCGTTACAAAGAAGGGTTGCTGCTAAAAGAAGACTTTCACTTAGCTATGCAATAGCAACTAACATACTTAAAAAAGGTACTATAAAAAGATTTAACTATAAAGGATATCCATTCCTAACAAAAGAATTAGACGTATTTAAAAAGAATTTAATTAAAGCATACGAAGATGGCATTAACAATTTATGACGCTCCAAAAGCGTACGCACCTGCATATAATCAAATGATATTTACTTTGAGTAGTACAAACAACGCTCAATCTAACTTTCGCTATATTGCCGATATTTATGTGAACGGATCAACAAGTTTCACACGTTTAAGTTGTGTGGCAAACCCAACAAATGGATACGGAGTTTTTGACGTGGCAGGTATTATTCAAACATTTTTATCGCGTGATCCAGATGACAATACAACTACATTTAAACAATGTGAAAATTCAATTGCAGTATATAACGTAAAGTTTGGTGAACAGTATGGTCCTTCAAGTGGAATAACTAACTATTTAGATTTAACAAGTTCGAGCGGATACTGTTTTAATGGAATATTTGAACCAAACTCATTTTTGAGTTACAATAAAACAAAATATGTTTTAACAAATCAAAACACCAATTGGTTAACAGATACACCAACTTTATATACAAGGGTAGGAGAAAAACTAACAGCAGGTTTTATGGCTGAAAGTTCAAACGATGCTTATTATTTAGAAATAGCAACATATTCTTTAAGTGGATTGCAATCGAGTACAACAGCCACAAACCCTTATAGGACATTAGCTAATCAAAAAGATAGATCAATTAATGTGGATATAAGCTATGATTATCTTTCAATAACATTCCCTGCATTATTTAATGCGAGTACTATTTATTATACGGTGCAAATGTTAAACGGGTCTTCAAGTGCTGTAAGTAAAAAGCTAACAGTTAACATAACCGAAACGTGTACAAAATATACACCGATCCGTTTTAAGTTCATGAATAACTATGGCAAATATGATTACTATACTTTTACAGGTGCGCAAACTAAAAACACAGATATAAAGAGAAATGTGTTTAAACAAAACCCGAATTCATGGTCAGGAAGTAATTATACCTATCAATTAAATTCAAGAGGTACAAGTCAATACGAAACCGTATTAAATGATACGATAACAATTCAAAGCGATTGGATAACAGGCAACGAATCAATTTGGTTAGAGCAATTAGTAACAAGCCCTGACGTTTATGTTTATATAGACAATCAATTAGTAGCTGTAAACATAACAGCTTCAAATTACCAAACAAAGTATGAGGTAAGTGAACAACTATTTAATCTTTCAGTAAGTTTCCAATATTCACAAAATAGAAAAAGACAAAGACGATGATATTAACAAAGATATTTATAAATGACGAACAAATCGATCTTAAGGACGATGTTAGTATTCCTCTTAACTTTAACATTGCTGATATTAGGGAGCCTGAAAAACGTAGTACAACTTGGAGTAAAACTGTTATATTACCCGGTACTGCATTTAACAATTCTTTATTTTCGAATATTTGGAATGTTAACACGGTCATTAATAGCTCAGGCACTACTAACTTTAATCCGAATTTTAATCCGAACCTAAAAGCAAAAGCCGAAATAACTTATAATGACGCTTTACAATTTAGTGGTATAGTTCAATTACTAAATGTAAACATTACCGATAAATATGAAATTGAATATGAGGTAAGTTTCTTTGGTAGCCTTCAAAACGTTTATCAGTTTTTCACAAATAGATATTTGAGGGATATTGACTTAACAGAATACAATCATGCTTATACGTTAAACAATCAATATTTAAGTTGGTATAAACCAGTTGGAGAGGGTTATGTATATCCAATGATTGATTACGGTAATTCAATCAATAGCGAGTTTAGAGTTGAACACATGTATCCTGCAATCTATATTAAAACTATCATTGATAAAATGTTTAGTGCAGCAGGTTATACATATCAATCAAACTTTTTTAACAGTGAATTATTTAAAAGATTAATATTACCTTATAATGGTAAAAGTGCATTAAAGTTAACAAGTGCGCAATTAAATAACCGTGGTTTTAGAGCGAGTAAAAATATAGGTCAGCAAATAACAGTAAATGGAATAAAAGGAACCGCACCTGATAGCTCGATTGAAGTTGCTAAACTATTAACTTTTGAAGATGAAACTACATCTCCAAACTTTGATCCTGGCAATGTATTTACAAGCAATAATACATTTACAGCAAGTAAAACAGGGGTATATACTATTTTAACCGATATAACATTAAGCGTAGAACATTATCCAAGTACTGCAACAGCTATATTACAACAGAATGCAGCTACAAGAATTGGAATGTTAGGTATTTATAAAAATTCACCAAATCAAGGTAGTATTGAAAATCCAATTGCATTAGTAAAAGTTACAATGCGATTAAACAATAATTTTGAATTAGTACCCGATGAATTTAATATTATTGCCAGTAATGCATCAACAATAACAAGCGGCACAACAACTGATAACTTTAATGGTCAATTATCAACTACTATATCATTAAATGCAGGTGAAACAGTACAAGTTAAATATTGGAAAACATATACTAATTATTCAAACAATTTACCAGCTATAAATGGTTTTTTACAGCCGAGTATTTATGCCGATACTTATGGCGGTACAAGTGATCAGCCATTAAGTGTTAATTCATATTGTAAAGTAAATGTTTTAACAAATAGTTATTTTACAAGCTTTTTAGCAAACACAGAAATACAGGATGGTGATATAGTTGATTTAAACTATAACTTACCCGATAACATAAAGCAGAGTGACTTTTTCAATTCAATAGTTAAAATGTTTAACCTATTTGTTGAGGTTGATAAAACAGATTCAAATAAGCTATTGATTGAGCCGAGAACTACTTTTTACACAAGCGGAGTTACACGTGACTGGTCGGATAAATTAGATTATTCAAAAGAAACTAAAATAGTCCCTATGGGTGAGTTAAATAATAAAACTTACCTATTTACCTACAAAGAGGATTCTGATTTCTATAATAATCAATACCGGGCAAAGTATGCAGAAATTTACGGAGAGAAACGTTATGATATTCAAAATGACTTTTTAAAAGGAGAGGTTAAAACAGAATTAATATTTAGCCCTACTCCATTAGTTGATACAATAGGTCATGATAGAGTAATACCTAAAATTTATACAGTTGACAGTAACGGGCAAATAAAACCGACTGGATCAAACATGAGGATACTTTATTATGGAGGTTTAAAAAATACATTTTATCCATGGCAGCATATAGCTACAAGTGGAACGACAACAAGAAATGACTATCCTTATTCGGGTCATTTAGATGACTGGCAAACACCAACATTAGATTTAAACTTTGGAGTTGCAAGAGAAGTTTATTTTACCGTTCAAAATTGGACTGCAAACAATCTTTATAATAAATATTGGAAAGATTACATTGAAGAAATATCCAATAAAGATAGTAAGCTATTTGTAGGTTATTTTAACATTAATGAGTTTGATATTCAAACATTAGATTTCAGGGATTCATTTTATTTTGAAAATGAATATTGGAGACTAAACAAAATAATTGATTACGATAGAATATCAAACCAGCCAACTAAATGTGAGTTTATAAAACTTAAAACAATACCTACTTATGTTGATGATAACGGATTTAATTCAAACGGTGGAGTTGATTTAACAGCTCCAAACGGAAAATACGTAGGCGGTTATAATGGAAACTTTTATCCTGAAGGAGCAATAGTAAGTGGAAGAAATAATAACGTACAAAGCGGAGATGGTGTTATTGTAAGCGGAAATGATAACTATGTTGGAATAGGCGCAAGAAATGTAAGCATAACGAGTTCAAGTGGTGTTACTGTAGTCAGCGGAGTTGAGAATGTAAGCGTAACAAATAGTTCAGGAATAACAGTTGAAGAAAGCAATGTTACTTACGATAACAATATTAAAACGTTAAACTCTTCAACTTATACTTATTACATAGCTTTATTAAGCCAAACAGGGACAAATGATCCAACTGTAATAGTTTTAGAGAATACACTTAGCTCAGGAATAACATGGACTTATTCTGACGTTGGTAGCTATATAGGAAC